ACAGCGCCGCGCGCGTTATTACTGAAGCCTTTCAAAGTCGCGACTTTTACGGGCCTTACAAGTTCAAAAAAATTTACCCGGCCTTGTATGACAAGGGCCAGCCTAAACAAATCGAAATGCAGGTCAAAAAAATCATTAACACGATTCGCGAATTGTCGGTGTTATGTGTGACGCTGCAATACAAAAACCACTACAGTAAGCCGGGCGAATTACAGGCCGAAATCGAACAACAACTAGTAAATGTTTACACCGGTCGCGAATTTCAGGCGCTAAACATTTACGGCCTTGTTAAGGTGATTAGTTCGATTTTATACCAGATTGAGCCAAACCACTTAGAAGAATTAAGACCCCTAACAAGTGATGAAACCAACGCGCTCGAATTTTTACGCGAATTGAAAGCCGCCGCCGCGCTTAATATTGTCGAGAAATTACCACAATACGAGAGCGCGGGCGCTTGGTCTATTTAAGGTTAACTGAAGAGTTCTAAATGAACGAAACGCGCCCCCGGGCGCGTCTTAACCAATAAACCCCAACAAATGAAAACAGCCAAAGACCCTAAAGACGTTTTTTTGTTAGACGTCTTAACGAAAATCGAAAAACAGGCCGCGCCCCTTCACGCGAATAAATACGAATACGACCGCGAACGCGCTTTTTTGTTTGCCGAAAATATCGCCGCGAACCTTTGCGCGTCTGGTATTAAATGCGAAGCCTCAGCCGATAATATAAGGGTTCAATACCCTGAAAAAATCGGCGCCGGTTCATTTAGTGTTAATCTTAACGCCGCAAAAACTACACTAGACTATTTAAAAATAAATTTGAACTTCGACCCGGCTAAACATTATTTCGGCAACACTCACAAATCGCCGGCGCTAATTTATAACATGGGCTTTAAACCGCGCCCAATGTTTGCAAATAAATAAGGCTATGCAAATAGAATATACAAAAAACGCGGTCGCGTTCACTTGGTCACTATGCGGGCCCGGTGGCGCGGCCTTTGTGCTTTACCCTAACGAAAACCAAGGTAAGGCAGAGATAAACAAAGCGAAGCAAGAGTTAAGAAATTCACGCGACGTTTTAAGCCTTAGAATTGCGAACGAAAAAGACAAATTTGAACTTTACCGCGCCGCAATTTTTTGCGACGAACTCACTAGACATTTAAAATATTATGAGTTCGACGAACCAGCAATAAAAAAAGCATATCGCGAAAATTTAAGTTCACGCGAGGCCGTATTAAAATACATTTTACCAAACTCAAAAAATCTAAACAATGAAAACCACAAACCAGAAAACAAAAATTTACTACATTGAATTTTTGAATAAAGAAAAAAATTTTCGCCCTGACATTAAAAAGTTCAGGTCAGAAAAAGCCGCCGAAATTTGGGGCAAAAAAATGCTCTCTAATTTTCACCCCGATTTAATTAAAATAGGTTAACTGAAGAGTCGTAAATCGACGAAACGCGCCCCCGGGCGCGTCTTAACCAATTAAAACCCTAAACCCATGAGTAAAAAACAAACCGAGTTAAAGCCGCTCTTTATGACTTTACAGCGCGAACCATTCAAACAAATTTTGAACGGCACCAAGCGCGAAGAATACCGAGAAACTAAAGAGTATTGGCGCAAAAAATTAGAGGGCCGCGAATACAAAAGTATAATATTTCAAAACGGGTATTCGCCGAATTCGCCGCGTATTGAAATAGAGTACCAAGGTTTTTATATTAAGACCTTCGCGCCTGAATTTTTCAAAGGCAAAAAACAAAAGTACTACGCACTAAGACTAGGCAAAATTTTAAACACTAAAAACTTAAAACCATGAACACAAACCACACCCCCGGCCCTTGGGTATTTCACGAACAAGGCGACGCTAACCAATTTTGTCTACTAACCAGTGATAAAAATTGGGTAATTTCTTTTGGTCAAAACGGCGAATTATCTACAGAAAAACAAATAGCCAACGCCAAACTAATAGCCGCCGCACCTGAATTACTTAATGCTCTTATAGACGTTTTAAATGTTTACGGGCCAAGAGCCAATAATGGCACTATTGGTCACGTAGTAATAACAAAGGCTGAACGAGCAATCAAAAAAGCAACCGAATAAGGTTAACTGAAGAGGCTTAAAGAGCCGAAACGTCACGCGCTCGCGTGACGTCTTAACCAATTAAAACCCTATAAAAATGAAAACAAAAAAGTATTTTTTACTAGAAACAACTTGGCAAACTGGCAAAAAAACCAGTCAGCCTCTAAAAATAAGCGAGGCGCGCCTGCTTCCGCAATTAGTTAAAGACGGCGCTAAGCATATTTCCCTTACCATTCTAGAGTGCAGCCCCGAAAGTTATAAAAATAAATTTGGTTAATTCAACTGAGGCGTGGCGAAATCTGGCAAACGTACCCGGCGCGGTCTGGGATTCTGAAAAGAAATGAAGGTTCGACTCCTTCCGCCTCAGCAAACAAACCCAAAAACACAATACAAAACAGTAACGTTTTTCCTGTGACCAAAAAACCACTATATTTGAGCGACTACATTAAGGGGTTTTTGTAGGTCAGCCAGCGGAGGCGTAACCGCTCAACACCACCCCAACGGGGTAAAATATTTAACTATGGGAATAAAAGACACCTCTGGCGAAAAAGACCGCCTATTAAACAAGATAAAGGGGAAAGTGAGCCAGACTGAATTGGCCGCAAGAACTGGCCTTAAAAGGGAAAGCGTGAACCGTATTTTCTCAGGAAAAAGGTCGCCAAACCTAGACAGTTTTATTCTATTGTGTGAAGCCTCTGGCTTTGTAATTACAATTTCTGAAAGGAAATAAGCATGGCCCTACAGTCCAGAAAGAACTTAACACAAATGCTTGGAGTTAGTCAGGCCGTCATAACAATGGCCGTAAAACGTGGGCACCTTGTGGCAGACAAGAACGGATATTTCGACGACCAGAACCAACTCAACTCCTATTTTATACAGAAGAAACTAAAAGGCTCCGCTCCACAAAGTAACGACAGCGACAACGAAGAAATTGAACCGAGAAGAAACGAGGACATAGCGCAACTCGCGGCACTCAAAACAAAAATCTGGATTAAGAAGACGAACGAAGAGTACGAAATCGCCAGACTAAAAAAGGAAAAAATACAGGGCTCTGTGGTTCCTGTAGACATTATAAAAACACTACTAATTATGTTTTCGGAAAGCGTTAAGGTCGCTTGGGTTGACGCCTCAGAGGATATGTTAATACAGGTTTCTGCGGCGCACAAATTAAGCAGGGGTGAACACGGAAAATTGAAGGCCAAACTTGTTGACGTTGTAAATAGGGCCGTTGACCATTCCGTAGACGACGCAAAAAAATCACTCAGAAGAATTCAGGGTGAATTCTCAGATATAAAAGGAAGGGGGGAACACTCTTGACATACATACACTACGAAACACTAGAGGACGCGCTAGAGTCGACGAGGCTCTATATGTCAAAGGAAATGCCCTCTAAGTGGTATGAAAAAAACATGGTCATGCCAAAGGGCTCGGCTTTTCCCGGGCCAATCAGGTATGACCGAACACCATACTGGCGGGAAATAGTAGACTGTGCAGACCCAAGCCATGAGGCCCGCGACGTAACCGTTATGGGCCCCGCTCAAATGGGAAAATCCGTTATGGTTTTGAACCCCGTAGTTGGTTACACGATAGCGCAGAACCCGGGAAACATTTTATTCTTGACTGGTCACAGTGATTTGACGAAAAAAGCAGTGTTGAAAATTGACTACATGATTGACAACACTGGAATTCGTTATTTGATAAAACCTTCAGTAATAAAGTCAAGAAACAACAGAACGGGCGACACCGCGACGGATAAAGAGTTTAGGGGCGGCGACTTCAAGAGTGGCTCCATAACAAACCATAATTTATTACGTCAAAACGACGTGATGATTTTGATAGCGGACGACTTGGACGCGGGCCACTTAGCCAAAACAGACACCGGTTCCACTGTAGACTTGGCAAAGGGTAGAACAAAGGCGTTCGAAAATAAATGTAAACGGTATTGGGTTTCAACCCCGCAGGTAAAGGGCCAATCTTTAATTGAGTCACAGTTCGAAAAATCGGATAAACGGTATTTCAATGTGATTTGCCCTAAGTGCAAAAAACCAATAGTATTAAAGTTCCGTATTGAGGTTAATGACAAAGACGTCGCCGGCCTTACTTGGAAACTTGACGCGTTCGGCAGGGTAGAGCCGAAGTCGGTTGGTTACATTTGCGACAAGTGCGCCGGATTCTTTACCGAACAGCACAAACACGAACTCTTAAACTCAGGCGTTTGGGTGCCTACAGCGGTTCCTAAAGAACACTTTCATTATGGCTACCATATAAACGGCCTCTACGCTTCGCCGGGAATGACCAGTTGGCTTACTCTGGCAAGTACCTACGAAATGTGCAACCCGCCAGAAGCAAACAGGAAAGAGGCAGAATACCAGACGTTTTTAAACATTGATTTGGGCGAACTTTACGAGCCGCCGTCTATGGAAATACGGGCGGTTCAGATAATGCGAAATGTCAGAACCTACGAGGTGGGAACGGTGCCAGAAGATATGAGTGTAAAGGACGGGAACGGTGAAATCGTCATGCTTACCTGTGGTATTGACTTGAATGGTGTTTATGGAAAAGAAGGCAGAGCCGACGACGTGAGGCTTGACTATGAGGTAGTGGCTTGGTCTGCCTCCGGCTCAACTTACTCGGTTTGTCACGGTAGTATTGGTACGTTTGTGTTTAGGGAAACAGACTCAGAGAAAAAAATCTCAAGAGAAAAATGGACATACGACCATACAAAAGTAAATAACGTCTGGCGCGAACTCGATAAGCTACTAGCGAATGAATTTCCCGTAACGGGCTCTAACAGAAAAATGAAAATATTGTTGTCTGCAATGGACACTGGATATTGTGAGAAAGAGGCGTTTGAGTATATCGACAAAAAGAGGTTTTTCGTGGTAGGTGTAAAAGGAAATCCGGAAAATAAACTCAAGCCAATGGACAGGCTTACGCCTAATTTTAAAATAGGCCAGTCGCGAAGTAACCTATACATTCTGGACGGTCATAATTTAAAGGACGAACTCGCGGCCCTCATGCGTATGCGTTGGGAGCCAAAGAGCGGCGAACCTCAGCCGGGCGGCTTTATGAATTTCCCGGGTCACGCTGAATTGTATCAATACAAAAACTTCTTTTCGCATTTCGAGGCAGAGGCTAGGGTAGAGGACAAAGACGAACACGGCAACGTGACGGGGTTTGTGTGGAGAAAGAAAAACACTAC